AAGACCATAGCCAAGTTCTTTGAGTTTTTTCTCTGCTTTGGCTTTGCTCTTATTGAACTTGGTCTGAGCTTTGTCTCTTTTCTCTTTGTATAATTCCGGACAATTCTTCTCACCGAGTTCATCAAGCATAGACTCAGCAGAGCGAAGATTGGCATGTACCCCATCTATCTGCTGAAACATCCACGCCCTCATCATCAATGCCCATTTCTCCGGGTGTTCTTTGACAAAGGTGTGCAAGTTGATTGGGTCAGTCGATTGGCTTGTCATCATACCGACCTTTTCGGCAAGCGTGAAATTGTTGTTGAACATACAGGTGAGGAGCATCACACGCTCGTTCTCTGAAAGTGGTTCATCAGATGGGGAGCACTCTTTGAGAGCCTCGGCTCCGGCTACCGCTAAACTACTTTTTAACCCACGCTCCTCGTTTTTGATAGAGTTGAGGATTTCGGTTACTTGGTAGGGCGTTCCATCTTTACCAACATTGGTACCGGTGTCTCCTTTTTTCACATACCATCGCTCATGCTGGAGGTTGGGAGACCGCCAATCCATGAGGTTGAAACAACGATAAGCCTGACCAGTTTTGAGGAAGTCTTGGGTTCTCTCGTCATCAAGGTCATAGAAGCAACGGCTTTGGAATACTTTGTCGGGATCAACAACTTCATAGCCACGTTCAGCGATTTTCTCTTTGAGCAGGGTGATTAGTTGTCTGATGTCAGAGTTATCACTGACATAGTTCTCTCTTATGCAGAGAACGGTTTTGCCTAATTCAAGCGGCTCACCAGCTTTCACGAGATTGTCGCCGATGAGGTCAATCTCTCGGAGCATATAAGCCAATGTCTTTGCTTGGAATTGGGTCCGGTCAGTGCATCGCCCGGCATCCTGACTTTTCATTTCCCAGAACAGACAACCGTGATTGGAGGTGTTGTATTGACACTCGGAACATTTACGACCACAACCTCCTTCAAAATCCTCGTCAGCCTGATTGTCGCTCTTATACCATAGCGACTGCTCTATTGTCATGAACAGGTCATTGACAAAGTTCTGAGCGTTTGACTTTGAATAGCCTTGATAGTGATTGGAGTAAACTGAATAAAATCTCCGTTGGTCCTCATCGTCGAGTTTGGCGATGAGCATTGCCGCCGAAATGCTCATCTTGTCATCTTTGACGGCAAGCATGAGTTCCGGAATGAGGTTGTTGAGTTTTACGCGATCCTGAACAAATCGGATGGATTTGCCAAAGCGGACAGCAACCTCTTCAGCGGTTTTACCCTTTTGAATGAGTTGGTCAAAAGCGAAAGCCTCTTCAATGGGGTCAACATCTTTGCGCTGAAGATTCTCGGTGATCATCGCTTCAAATGCCTCGTCATCGTCCATCTCTCGCACAATGGCGGAAATTTCAGAGAAGTTGTTGATAGGCTCACCATTGGAATCAGTGAGATTCCTTTCACTCCATCTGTCGTAGAGTTTGCTGAAAGCACGGAAACGGCGCTCTCCGCAAATGATTTCATACTCGGGGTGGAAGTCGGCATTGCCATCTACTACGGCAAACTTCGTCTTGTCTGCAATGGGCCTAACGGTGATTGGCTGGAGTAAACCCTGCTTCTCGATGTTGTCAGCCAACTCTTGCAGCTCATCCTCGTCAAATGTTTTGCGAGGGTTCATCGGTGATGGAGACACCAATGAAAGTGGAATTTGTCTTATTTCCATAGTTGGGTTTATTGGTTTGACTTTTAATTAATTATACTGTAAAGATAGCCATTAATTACGAGATATGAAAATATATTGTTCACCATTTTTACACCATTTTTGCGGCATTATACCAAAGAATCCGCGCCGGGCGCACTCTTCAAATATATCCTTGTCTTCCGGCTTCACCTCAACAGGGCTCCAGCCGTTAAGCGTGGTGTAACTCGGCATATTGAACCGCTTGCGGATGGCGGCAATAGCATTCTCGTCTTTTGTGGTCCACCTAATTACTATTTTTTCGGGTTCGGTATGAGTCATTAGTGAAAATGATTGAGGTTAGCATTTCCCGGAACCGGTCAATGATGCGATCGCCATATTTCTCTTTGAGAGCGTCAACCTCAAGGTTGGTTGTGATGATGGTCATTCGTTGAGCAGCATAACGCTCACTGATGATGTCAATGATGGGAGTGTGAATCATCCCATAGACCATCACCTCTTTCGGCTCTTCTCCAAGGTCGTCTATTATCATCATCGGCTCAGTAAACAGCCTGCCATATTCATCGTACTGCTCCTTGAACTTCTCGCTTGCGGCACATAGCCGGCAGATGTTTTTTGCCGTGTAAAGCAACATCCTCTTGCGCTTGGAGTAACCTTCCTCACGTTCCGTGAGATAACCGATAAGCCAGGCGATAGCCTTTGCAAGAGTTGTTTTGCCGTTACCACACAATCCGCACAACAATAGACCTGGAGTGGATTCCGGATTGACGAGCCATTGAGCGGCGGTGAGGATATGGGCGCGAGTGTCTTCATCACATTTGAAAACCCCTCCGCGATATTCAACCTCCGCTTTCATGGCGGACATGATAGCGTTGGCGCAGTCTCTTTCGGAAATTTCAAGACTAAAGCGTTCCCTTGAAACCTTTTCGGCTTGTAGCAGTCGGCTCAGTCCCTCGACGTCCCGAAAATTTATCTCCTTGCTCACTTTCATTTGGTGTTATCCTTTCTTTTTGTCGTTTCTCATCATCAAGAATCCAAGAGTTGGCCCGACTGTCCCAATGGATGATCCGGCGGTTGTACTTGTCTCTCCAGTCAACTGCATTGAAATTGTCGTAGAATCGTCGGGCGGACTCTTCCCAATTCTCCAGCCTCTTGTCGGCATCTCGGCTGAGGAAATATTGCAGAACCTCTTCGAGTGTCGGCGGCGGTGGTGGTGGGTCTTTTGATGCCTTAGGCTTTTTCCGGGCCGCTCGTTTCTCTTCCTCCGCAAACAATGAGATTTCCGTTTGGATTGGCGCCGCGCCATCTCCGTTAGGAGATTTATTTGTTTTAGTTTTAGTTTTATTATATGCGGGCGTGTTAACGGGTGTGTTTGCGGTAGTGTTTACGGTAGCGTTAGCGGGCGTGTTAACGGTAGTTTTAACGGTATTTTTTACCTCCAAAAAATTCCCCCAAGGAAAAACCCAACAACCATCATCAGTCTTTTCCGGGAAACAATACATCGGTGCGCTCTCCCTCTTTTTCCCTTTCTTGAACTCTATTAAGCCGCGCCCGCCGAGCTTGTCTCTGATAGCACGAAAGGTCTTTTCATTCATCGCCATCAGCGCGACTGCCCGTGAGTTGGAGAGGGGGAACGGATTTTGCCATCCTAACCTGTTGCATATATCCAGAAGTCTGAAATATACGCAAGCCTCCGAGGGAAGAAAATCCTTCATCTCAACCTCCTGCCAAAAGCGGTTAATCATTTCGATGTAGTTGATCATCGGTAAAGAGGATATTTATTAAGAGCTTCGTCGATATACTTTGTTGAATTGATTTGGAGATAGTCGCAAACAGCCTTGATAAATTCGATGAGTCCATGACACACTACATAGGTGCTACCATATTTCTCAACGAGAGCCTGCCACTCTATCTGGTGCGGTTTCTGGGTTCCGGCGCTGCTACCTTTCTTCTTTGGTACTTTCATCTCAAGGCAGAGGCTTGACTTGCCTCCTGACGGATAAAGCAGGATGAGGTCAGCAACGCCCTTGACTTGTCCCTCATATACCATTTGGGCACCGGCGCGGGCTCCACGCCATCCGCCGTTAGGCACTGCAAAAAGAAGATTGCCGACATGGGGGAATGTCTGCCGGAACCAATTCACACATATATGCTGTATCTTGGATTCCGAATAACCCTGCTCACTTTTTATTATCTCTTGTTCTGTCATCGTTAGGGTGGTCTGTGTGCTTGTCGCACTCGTTCATAAGCCGTATTATAGTCTTGCATCTTTCCAGATTTGAGTCTTTGTCATCAAACGTAGCCACAGCTTCCCAGTCGGGACCGAACAGCTTACCATCAGCCGCCCAATGCAAAATATGGACTTTGCCGGAGCGGTTGAGGAGTTTGAATCTCTTTTTCATATTCGGTCTTGGAACAGGTTCATTGTGATGTTGAGCATATCCTCTTCGATTTGGGTAGTGGTTCCCGGAACCTCGTTGGCAATGTCTTTCTTTGTCTGAATGACATTATACATATAGCGGTCAATGGTCTTGTCACCGAGGAAGTAGTAACAGTTGACAGCGTTCTTTTGTCCGTTGCGATGGGCGCGATCCTCTGCCTGCTCACAATCCGAATAGGTCCAGGGGAACTCGATAAACCCAACTCGGCTTGCAGCCGTAAGTGTTAGACCCGTTCCGCCGGACTTGTAGTTGAGGATTATGAGTTTGCACTCGGGGTCGTTCTGGAAGCGGTCAACTGCGTTCTGCTTGGCTTTGATGTCATCAGAACCCGTAACGGTTACTGCATCGGGGAACTCTTTTTTCAGAGCCTCCACAACCTCCTTCAGATATGCAAACATGATGAGTTTTTCCCCTCCGTCTATGACATCATGGATAAACTCGGAAACTGCTTTGATTTTACCTCTCGCCGCAATCTGTTTAAGTATGCCCATCTTTACCATCACTTGACCTCTCATGGCGCGTGCCACTCGGTCATCACTCGCATTCTTGTACTGACGGAGATATTTGATAACATCATTCTCTGCATCGTCATACTCCTTGCGGTTGGTAATGTCGCAAGTGATGTACTGGCGCATCTTGTCGGGCAACTGAGTAAGCACTTTAGCTTTCTCTCTACGAAAGAAACAGCACATCCAAAGGCGATAATTCAACTCTCGCAGATTGGAGGATTGTTTGGGTCCATCGCAGTAGCGGCCGACAAACTGCTTATAGCCGCCGAAGTCATCAAGCCTGCCGAGGATTTTGAGCTGCTGGATAAGGTCGGTATTATTATTGACAACAGGCGTACCCGTTAGAGCGAACACCCACTTTTTACCTTTGCAGATTCCCTCAACATACTTTGATTGCTGTGTCTTGCTTGATTTGCATTTATGGCTTTCATCTATGATGATGGACTTGAACAGTTTGATGCGTTCATCGAAGACTATGGAACGTAGAGTCATTCGTGCGTGGTCTTTGACATCACTCACAAAGAACTTTTTTAGGCTCTCATAATTTGTGATGAACACCGGGGCATAGGGGTCTCCATCACCACGCCTCAACTCATAAAAACGATGCCAACTATCGCGGTTTTTGTCATCGAGAATAACAGCGTTGATGCCGGCAAACTTTTTGAACTCACGCTGCCAGTTGACTTTGAGAGCAGCGGGGCAGATTACGAGTACAGGAAATGAATCCCCATAGACAGCGGCTTCCTTGTGAGCCTTGACTACTGAGCATATCGCCTGAAGAGTTTTACCCAAGCCGGGCTGGTCGCCAAAAATGCAACGCTTATGATCCAAGGCGTAGCGCACTCCCTCCAACTGATACTCGTATGGATTGAGGAGCATATAATGTTCGCCGGTGAAATTCTTCATCGGTGGAATCTCATATACTACATCGTGGGATTCGCTACGCCTTGAAATGTTAGTACAAAAGTGTTTGGCAACTGCCCATTGAGCGAAAGCCTCTACATACCACCGAGCATCACGCCCGGGAGGATAGCAGATACTTTCCTTTTTCACAATCCATTCTTTCTCTTGAGCATCCCATCGCGGGCCACTCGGCACACGCTTGATGGTTGTTACAAGTTCCTTGTTATACTCAAAGGAGAGGCGGAAAGTGTTGGGCGTTTCGGTAATATATATTGGTTTCATTCTTACGCTACATTTTCGGCAGGCTGTTCAACAGGGGGAGCGGCATCGGTCGGCTCGGCTCCGGCAAAGGGGTCATCGGGATCACCATCAAAGAGAGTTGCCTGAACAACCTCCCATTTGCGGTTTACGATGTACTCCTTGACCTCATAAATGAAAGCCTGCACCGCTAAGTCGAAGTCGTCGATGTGGCTCCACTCAAATGTCTCGGATTCCATCTCTACGCCGGGAGCGTTGAGATTAAGAACCCTTGATGTGATGAGGGTGCGCCGGCCTGTCATAGTGATGATGCGGTTGTTGTCATCACCGCCGATACTGAGACCCGTTACATCGAGTTTACGGAGGAGGTCAACATTCTCGGCACTTTCAAGGTCGCTCCAGTCGATGGTGTCTGCCTCCTTCTGTTCGGTAAGGTCGGCAAAGAATGGGACCAGAGCGGCAAGTGCCACTTTGAGGTCATTATGGCACTTGTTTTTACCCTTTAAAGTAATCTCGTTGCCGTCGGCATCAATATACGATGCCTCGACACAGCCGCCTTTGCTCAATTTGGCTTTTTTGATTTTGATTTCTTGGGTTTCCATTGTTTTGAAATTGTTAATAAAAAAGCCGGGCGGCCATTTCTGACCGTCCGACGTGTTATCTTATCCTATATTCAGATATGAACGCTTGATAGTTCCTATCTTCGGGAAGTGGGAGCATTATCCCAAATTCTGTTGCTGCGTCCGCCTTGACTTTTTCAAGATAGTTTGTCATCTGCAAGGTGTTGAGGTCGGTGGTACTGCCGGGAACCCGGTACCACCTTCTGCCAACGACTACATCACGGCTAAGATACTTGGCTTTATAATAATCATGAAAGTCCTCTTTGGGAGTCCCCGTTGCCTCTTCCATACACTTGTACCACATCCACATCAATGAGTTTTGCGATATGGTACGAGGTTGAGTCTTTCGTACTATCTTTACTGTGTATTCTCCGTTACGGAGTAGTGAACACATGAGGTCGAAATCCTTATCAATAGTCACTACTCCGTTGCGCTTAATGAGATTGGCTTCCATCAGTGCGGAAACGGCAAGTCATTCACACCCGGCGAGGATGGTGAACTGTATGGCCGCTGTGCAGGAGCCGTAACGGGCGCGGTTGCCGGTGCAGGTGATGGGGCATACTGTTGGGGTTGCTGAGGATAGGCAGGAGCGGCAGGCTGTTGAGGATAACCACTGGGCATAGGAGCGGCTTGATAGCCGGGAGCCTGCTGATATTGCGGTTGTTGAGGATAACTGCCGGGCATGGGTGCCGGGGCGGGCGCACTGGGCTGTTGAGCCTGATAAGGAGAAACCGACTGCCCCCTGACGGTGTTGTAGATACGATTGTTATACTCTCGACCGCTCAGAAGTCCATCCACGTTCACACGCATACCGGGATAGATTCTGTCAAGTTGAGCCATCTTGTCGCCGGTGAACTCGATTGAAACGAAGTTAGTATAAAGTTTGCCATCCTTTTCCCAAGAGTCATCAATGATGAGTTCCCGTTTGCAGAACGGCTGACCGCCGGATCTGGACTCAATCTCAATCACCGGAGTAACCGAGTGAACCAGGGCGTTTGTTGCTGAAAATTTAATCATTGTCTTTGCGTTTTATTGTGAAACTGCCCTTTTTGGCTTTTGATGAGGCATATTTCTTGTATAGTTCGGGATGATCCTTTTTGAATGTTTTGGTGTCAAAGGAGGTTGAAACGCTGTCGGCTCCGATTGTGGCACTGAATGTGCCAAAATCAAAAGACTTCACTTTATGCTCGGTCATGGCGGCTCTCAATGCTGTTTTAGCCTCTTCAAGTTTCGCCTCTGCCTCCTTATATGTTTTCAGTAGTGATGTGAAATAATCCACAACATCGGGTGCTACTATCGGAGTTTGCTCTTTGACTTCGGCAGGGAGAGTTGAGCCGATGCCGAACACCGACTGATCGGGATGGAAATAGACAGGTCCATTATCGCTGAAAAAATAGGTGGTTTTAAGGAGTTCCAAAACCAACTCGGATGGTTTGCGCTCTATAACCCAGAACGCATCAGCATCGGCTTTCAGCCAGTTGCAAGCCAGCCCCTCCACCTTTAGTCCGGGGTTCTCTGCCTCAAATAACTCTGCGTAGATTGAGAGCTGCCAGGAGAGGTATTCTTTGAGGGCATCTTCACCGCTATTGAAATAGTTGGCGTTGTAGTAGCCGCAAAGCGGATAGAGTTTGATGTTGTTAGTCTTGGTATCGACAAGCCATATACCACCCGTTTTCTCGTACTGCCAAACATTGTCTATCTGCGAGGCGTAGCGCACATTGTCGGAAACAGTTAACTCGTTGGCAAGAGGTTTGAACCCGTTGAGGTGTCGGATATATGCCTCAAGTTCTGAACTCACATCCCACGTCTCATCAACATAGGAAATGTTATCACGCTCCCGGCATCCGTAGCGAGTGTGGACTATCTGAGTAGTCTGCTTGATACCGAGTTGGTCATAGGTCTGAATGGCATGGTGAACGGCGGTGCCGCGACTTCCGGCTCTTGGAATGATGAAATCTTTGACGTGCTCACTTGCATCGGGATATACACCCAATCCGAGGATTGAGTGTATAAGTCCCGTGATGCCGAGCAATCTCTTGCCGTCGAGTTGATAGCTGTGGCTATCCTCGTCGAAGATTACAGGGGATTGTTTGAACTGCATCATTTTGCGGAGGGATTTTTGATAGAGTTGATTTTTGCACACGCGGCTTTGTAGAAGTCAGTGCCATTGCTTGTCAACGCAGGAGATATTTGTGCCCATTTCTGCCAGCAAGCCTGAAATTCTGCCTCAGTGGTGGTTGCGTTCATTTCCTGAATGGCTTGGTTGAGCTGTGCGCCGGTGAACGCCATCGCTGAGGTGCCTTGACTTTGCTGAGGATGTTGGTTCTGATTGGCATCTTCTCTTGTGGATGCCTCATACTTGCTCTCATTATGCCCTGACGCTTTGGGACCATACCAGATATTGCCTCCGATTCCGAGCGGCTTCATAGCGATTGAGAGTGCATCGGTAAGAGCCATCTTGTAGCCCTCATCATTCACATAAGCACCCTTGCTCTCCATTGATACGATGGCAGAACCTCCACTGCCGGGTATAGGCTCACTCCACTCTTTTGTTTCGGGATCGCGGACGAAGAGATTGACAACGCAGAAACACTTGACCTCGTTTCCGTAGGTCTCAGTCCACTGCTTTACAATTTCGTATTTCCAGCCGAATCCGATAGGACCGAAAATCTCGGTCATTCTCTTCATGCGCCACATCGGATTCACATCGGACATCCCTTTGAGTCGGCCTGCTCTGATTGGTTTGAGCGCGTCTGCCGGAACCTCGCATCCTTGCGAGTAGAAGCGGAGGTTGTTTTCGATGATTGCCTTAGCCTCTGCCTCGGTTTTCATCTGAGCATCGTTGACCTCTTGGTCTTGCTCAACTTTTGGTTGTTTTTCCTTTGCCATATAGGTAGGTTTTTATTGGTTTGACTTTTAATATCATTGTTTCTGATATACAGTAAAGTTAGTCATTTTTAACGAGTTACGCAAACGCATTGCCCGCCATTTTTACGCCTTAACATTTACTGACATTTGACTCCGAGACGAGGAGCATAGAAGCTGAAATTCTTACGCTCAACATCGGCATCTTGGGGATACCAGGTGGCTTGTGCCGCCCATTCATAAAAGCACTCCTTACAATACCAATGATTAAGGACTGCAATGTAGACCCCTTTATCAGAGGGGAGGTATGGTCTGCCGCACCAATCGCAGATGCAGATGTCGGAGCCGACAGCATTCATCAGCTCACCAGCGGTACATTCTATAAGGAGAAACTTGCCGCGTGTTATTTGTTTAGCTATCATCTCTGATGTATTTAAGAATTGTGTTTGACAATGAGATTACTTTCCGGCACATATCCTCATCGAACATTCCTATGTGAGTTTGCTCTATCGGGAGTCCGAAAGCAACGGACAAGACCTCATAAGCGGCAGTGCGTGGAAGATAGCCGTCTTTCCAGATGGGGTCAAAAGCCTCGTGAGCCTGATGCTTCAGTTGTCGCAGTTCTTTGTTTGCGACTCGGCCGAGTGCTTTGTCCGAGTTCTTATGACAGCCGACCCACACTCCACACGGTTTGCAGAGATAGCACTTGGTACCGTATGATCGCCCGTAGATTTCCGTGTCGTCAACGAGTTTCGTTGGAGAACCACAATACGGGCAACTCCAGCCGAGAAGAACAATCGGGTCATCTTTGAGATTCATTCTTAATATGGTTTGCGACCTCGGCAAATGCCTGGGCGAATTGGTCCACGTTCTCTGCATGGAGGAAGATACGCTGCCTTTTCTTTTTGCCTGGCGATTTGTCGGTAGGTATTTCCGAAATGGAAATATACGGCTGACCATTGCGGTCGTTGTGCGCGTCGATGTAATAGACGCGAGTTCCGGCGCTGATGCGCTTGGAGATTGTTGGCTTATCCATTTTGATGATGTGTTTTGATGATGTAGTTGAGAGAGCAGGAGTCGAACCTGCTTGTAGGCTATTTAGCGGCCGCGATTATTCACCTACGCCCGGTTCAACCCGGGGGACACTCACCAAATGTCAGTCTCTCATGTGAAAAAACCGGACTATCTTCACAGACCATCCGGCGTTAATGATATTATTCTAATTTGGGGTGTGGCCGGTATGGGAATCGAACCCATGAGGGCCGATGGCTCCATCGGTTATTTCGCTCCTCACGCCTCCAACACGTGAACTTTACCGACCAAGTGGCCGAGATTACCCGCTCGGCTATCGGGGTTTGATTAAAGATGATGCCACGACCCTCACGGGCACTCAAGGCAATCTATTGATTCTTATAATGAAAAACACCCTCACGGGCTACTATGTGGTAAGTTCATTTGTTTCTCATATTCCGGCAATGTCGCAGAACTTGTGCAGCATTGCATTTCCATTTGCTGTTCTGGGCGTTGCATCCCTTTTCAGCATCAATTTCGCCGGCGGCAATCAAGTCCTCTAACTTCTTCACACCGCCAACGATTTTCGCAGCTGTATCTTTGCAGAACGTCTCACGCTCCATGACGCGGAAGATATTCTCAAGCATGATCTCCGCAGGGTTTACCGAAGTTACAAGACATCTTCCCATAGTCTATGCGGTTCTGGTTACAAAGACACATTTGTTATCTATGTCTTTTCTTGTTTTCCACTTTCGCCCCTCCATTGTTTCGGCTACAAGTGTGGTGCCGGGGGAGGTGCGAATTGAATTGTAATTATACTTGGGGACAGGAAACTGAACGACATCGCCTATCTCCATATTTCTAAGCTCTTCAGCTATGCCGAGAGTGGCTACTTTAATAGTCTTATCCATATTCGTAGAATTTGAGTTAGGAACGGTGGGCGGACTTGAACCGCCGACCTACGGATTATCATACCTCGTTGCTCTACCAATTGAGCTACACCGTTCTGATATATTTGCCGGTTGTTTCGCGTAAAAATCATAGTTGCTTACTCCAACCGGGGATAATCGTTAATAACCGGTCCATTTGCCACGGGCGGACACGACTCAACCCGCCATCCGTCATTGTTCGGCATAAGCTCGGATGGTTCTTT